TTGGATTTCCTTTTTAAAAGTCTACGCAGTAATCCATCTTAGTTATTTCTAGTACTGCATCTTTATCTTGCCAAGTAGGAACATAAACACATTCTATTTGTGTATATCCGTTTTCTTTAGCGTAGTTAAATCTGTTGTTTCCTATAGCACAACGGTAGTTTAAACCTGTTTCTATAGCTTTGTTTGGGTCTTGTCTATGGGGTTGCTCTTGACAATAAACCAGAAAAGTTTCTTGTGACCAAACTATTGGAGGCCAAAGCATTCCATTATTATCTAATGATTCTTTTATAGCAGCCCTAAAGTTTCTATCTAGTAAAGCTGCTTCATCCATCTGCCAGTATACTTCTTCTATATAGAAGATCCTAACATCCCAACTAAACAGTTTATTTTTGGCTTTTAGTATCATTTAGATGTGCTAAAGGGGCCACCTCAAAGCAGCCCCTAAAGTTATTTTTATGCGAGTAGATCTCGGTCTACTTCATCTGCAGTCATGTCGTGACCCATGTCTGTGCAATCCATAAGAACAGCCCAGATACGGAATTTACCTGTAGTAACAGCACCACCAGACAATGAAGCAATTGTCATGTCGATGTTGTCATCAGCTACAGCCATTACTGGCTGATATGCTGCAGGGTTTTGTGCAACTACTGCTGCTGCTGATGTGCCATCAAAGCCATCAACAAATACGTCAGCATCAACACCTGTACCTAGATCTACAGTAAATGTAGAGCCGTCAGATGCTGTATCAACCTCAATACCTGCATTCAAGATCAATGTACCTTTTGGTACAGCAATTACAGGAACAACGTCTGCTGCTGCAAGAGCTGATCCTTTGTCAGACAAAGCAGTTGCTAGGTTCAATACAGTTTGAACCATGTCAGGGTTACGTCCACGCTGTGTATTACCTCGTGCCGATTGGAGTGTATTATCACCTAATGCCATAAATCAATCCTCCCTTACGCTGCGTTATACTTGGCAGTAACGATTGCTTCTGGGCGAAGAATCTTACGACCGTATAAGTGCATACCACGAACAATGTCAGCAAAGCTGTCAGGATCACGGTAAGTTTCAGTTTTACTGATCTGCTCTGCAGTAGCTACTGCTGAGTCATGACCAGCTACGATAACACCATAGTTAGTGTTTTGGTTTGCAGTACCTGTGGTAGATGCACCAGTACCAACTGAAGGTAGGTTGCTAGATGAATAAACACGGAAACCGTGGAAGTTATTCACAGCAAGACCGTTACGTAGTCCACCTGATTCACCGAAGTCTGCATTGAAGAAACGTGAGTCTTCGTCTGCAAGAAGTTCCATGAATACTGGATCGACAACTAGCCAACGTCCAGCTTTATCAACTTGTTGTTGATCAAGTAAACGTGCCATACGAGCTACAACCATTGCTGGTGAAGCTGTTGCAGTTGGTAAAGCAGTGGCTCCGGGTAGACGTGCTGCTAGTGGGATCGAGTGATCACCAGCAGAAGTAGTAGTGATGTTACCGAAGTCACCTTTTTTCAACTTCATACTTGATAGCAATTCGTCTGAACCAGCAGTTGAAACAGCTTTAGTGCCATTTACTGTTGTGTTTACAGAGTCTGCTGCTGAGTGTAAAGCTGACTGAGCAAAACCTGATAGGTAGCCCAATACTTCTTGGTCATGCTGGTCAGCCAAGCGATAAGCTGCTCGGTTGGTTGCAAGATCCATGAAGTTGACGTGTGAGTGTGCTTCCTCGATGTCATCAATTTTAAAAGCATAGTAGTTTGCTTTATCGACAACTAGAGAGAAATCCTCATCGTCTAGGTCTTGTGCATTAACCTGAGTTCCACGAGCATATGCGCTCACAGAAATTTCAGGCTCTTTGATGATTTTCACTGTATCGCCTTGAGCAGCAATCTCTCCGAAGTAATCAGAGTTTGTGATATCACCAACAACGGTGTTCTTGCGGAATGCAAGCTGCACCTTTTTGGAATAGATTACGGAACTAAAGTTACCATTTGGTAAGTTGCCGTAACCCGATGCTGATGTAAAAGCCATGTTAAATCCTCCATGATATTTGGCTTCGGGTTACAAAGCTAAACACCTGTAAAGAGGCTGATCGTTTTCTAGGGTGCATATAATATCCAGTTGGCCTACCAGATACCAATGGGCCTATACTTGAACAGGTAGTTCTTAGTAGTTTAGACTTTAGTATGTGAATTTGGGAAAATGTTTATAGTAATAAGAGGTAGTCTATACAGAGGCTCTCAAACTATACGTACTTAGTTATATGTACTTGAAAGTATTTGTCAACACTTATCGAGCACTACCAGTAAGATCGTATACGAATTTCCCTGATCGCATAGCCTTACTAATCTCTTCTTCACGTTCTTCAAACTCTTTAGCAGACATTTTCTGAACGTCAGATTCTTTTATAGTTGCTCCACCTTCGGTAGGATCTACTTTAGTTCTAGAACCTTTACCAATAGATTTAGCAGCATCTTTTGTTTTAACTTTCTTTGCTTGGACTGTTTCACCATTGTCTATCTTATAGAGATCAATAACTCTAATAACAGAATCTGGATCATCCATGTTTTCATAGAGAGCATCTTTCACCCACTTAGGCTGTTGTTCTGCCCAGTTGTGAAACTCATCTGATTGTCTTAGCGTATCAAAGTTAGGATGTGATTCTCTAATCTTAGCTTCAGCAGTCTTACGTTCTGTTTCATATTGTAGTTCATCTAGCTTAGAAAGACGATCCTCAGCTTTCCTGAACATCTCTTGTGCTTTCTTAGCTGCTATAGTTTCTACAATACCTGCTACGTCTGGATACTGCTTTGACCACTCTTCAATATCTTCATCTGACTTAGGTGGTACAATAGACTCACCTTTCATCCTTGTTTCGAGTGCCTTAAGTTTTTCGTTCCACTCTTTTTCTTTCTCAGACATATGCCGTCTAAGATCACCATAACGCTTCTTAAAAGATTTTTCTTCAGGGTTTAAATCTGAGTCATCTTCTTGTGCTTCAGCTTTAGTGTCGGCTTCTTCTTGTTTGGCACTATCCTTGGTCTGTACTTCGGTTGTCTCAGATCCTTCGCCATTGGGTTCATTCTCTTCAACTTCTTCGCCACGAGCCTGTGCCTCTAGTCTAGCAATTTCTTCTTCTTCTTTTTTCATACGATCTTGTTTACGTGCATAGTTAGTTCCACGTTGTACAAAACCAGCATTCTTCGGTGTTTCTACTGCTTCTAATTCAGGCATATGTTTTCTCCTTATGTTGGGGTCAGCCGTAGCTGAGTAGCCTTATAGTTATTTGGATTGCCTAGAAGTTTATCGTGCACCTAGACCAGCACGTTGCATTTGATCACCCATAGGTTGTGGTTTAGCTTGAGCCATTTCAGTTGACATACCTTGTGCAGGTTGATCTGTTCGTTCTGCACCAAACAATCCAGACATCTCTGGTCCGAATAGTTTACGTATGACATCTCCTACAGGACTGTCAGCAGCATCACTTGCTATTGTTTTCTCTTCATCAGAAAGATCATTGAACCTTCCACGTATAACATTTTTATACTCTTCTAAAGTAGTTGTTTCAGTAGTTGTTCCAGTAGTTGTTTCCATTATACTTCCTCTTTTACGAAAAGACCGACTAAGAATGTTTGTATTGCACGATAGTAGTATCTGCTTGCAACCTTAATAGTGAAAGGACGTTTACCGTTTGCCCATTCTATACATTCTTTAAATTCTTTATATACTGTTTCTGCAGTTCCATTTGCGATATGTTTACGCCCTAGGTATCTGTAGCCTTTACGCATTGTCTCACCCCACCATTTATCGTGAAGTGTTTTCTTACACCATTCTACAGCGTTAGCTTTATCACCTGATTGGAATGCACCACTTGCTACGGCATGAGTAGCTATGACACAACCACTTGCAGCAGAAGATGCTGATGGAGATGATGATCCACCACCACCGCCAGATGATTTCTGAGGTATGTTAATAGATGCACCTGCTTGAATTTTGTTTGCGTCTTTAATATTAGGGTTTGCTTTCATCAACTCATTAACAGTAGTATTATTCTTTGCTGCGATAGCACTTAATGTATCTCCAGATTTAATAGTATCTTTTTTACTCGAAGAACTTGAGCTACCAGAAGAACTACCAGAAGATGAACTTGTTATAGGTGAGTTATTTTTATTACCGTTATCATCTTTTTTAGCGACTGTCTTACCAAAGAAACCACTTTGCTTCTCAGCTTTACCTAAGTTCTTAGCTGTTAAAGCACTACTGCCAAGTTCAATAACCTCTTCAATAGAAGAATCTCCAAGAAATAAATTACCTACTTTACTCTTAGACTTTAGATCTCTAAAAGCATCATCGTACTCTTTTGTACCTTTCTGTAATTTTTGTATGGCAGCAATGTCATCAGCATTTTTTATTGCGAAGTCATCCTTTGCAGCATTAC